AACTACATTTACGAATTACGCAAAAACGACAAAAAACGCGAGATCTTTGTACTAAGACCCGCGTTAGTTGATCAATTTGTCGAAATCTTTACTAATGAGATGAAGTTTACTCCTAGTACAGAGTATCTCAACGAAACTCTAAAAATCTCTAATAATTAACTTTTGTTTTCGTGATTAAACTCAATCACGATTTTTTCGTGTTTTGTAGTTCTGTCAGAACAGTAGTAATGAGATGCTTTGCCATTTAGCAACTTTTCAAGGTTTTCAACCAAATTAGCGGCAATCACCTTGTTAGTTGCTTCACGCCAATCACCTCTAATACGAGGTTCATTCTCAGTCACGTTGTCTCCAATCATCAGGTTTGTCTTGTTTGAACCAATCAACAATTTCGTCTGCTGAACCGAATCCCTTTTTATAATTAGATGGGTCGGGATCACCTAGTCCCATCTTATTCATAAAATCGTCCATACTGCCCTCCTGGATGTCCTGTGACGCCTGACGACGTGCTTTGTTCAACCACTCACGAGCAGTAGTATAACGTTTGGCAAGTTTCTCTGCCCAAATCATGTCTTCTAGTTTCACTTCCTCCTTATTTGCAATTTTACTACAAATAAACTCTAACCTGAGGCGATACTGTGTAGAAAGCATGTTACTCTTCCGATAGATAGTGCTCTAATTGATTAATCCGTTGAAATTCGGCATATGCCGCTTCTGAGCGTGTATGGAGGACATCACGGATATCATCCATAATAAACGTCGGATCAATACCATCATCTAGGTATTTATCGATTGCTTCCTTGAGATACCTGTATCTATGCCACTCTTGAGAATATGGTTTGTAGTGCATAATAAGTAAGTTTCATAAGTAAAATTTACATCGACCCTTTTGGGCAAATTTTTGGCGGAGTTTTTTTTCCGACTTTTTTGTAACTAAAAAGTGAATTTCGTTTTGGGAAAATTTATTTAATAAATTTATCCATGCGAAGCTTGATGTAGTACATTCCGATGACCCACAGGGAGAAGAGGAACCCCTCCCCGTAGGACATGGAGTTCCAAGCGTGAACCGCTTCTCCCATCAGAAGTCCTCGTTGGCGAGGGAGTCAAAGTAGGAGTAGGTATCCTCAGATGCAGAAGCAACAGGTGCTGCAGATGCAGTCAGGTTGTTCAGTTCTTCCTTCATTGCAGCAGGCATTGGTGCAGGAGTAGGAGCACCGAAGTCCATCTCTTCATCACGAACCTCAGGTGCAGGAGCACGACCCTTAAGCACAGTGTCAAGACGGGTCTTCAGTTCGTCATAGGACTTGAAGTTCTTGGCATCAGTGAACTCATTCAGATCATACATCTTGTTGTAGATCGCTTCCAGACGGTCATCATCGAAACCACCAAGAGTTCCAGGATTACCAAAACCAGAAGAATCATAGTTCCAGTAACCAGCAACCTTCTTGATGCGAAGGTTGAAGTCAGCACCTTGCCAGAAGTCAAAAGGATTGACTGGTTCCTGACCTTCAAACTCAGGTTGCATCAGTTCAATGATCTTGTCATGGATCTTCTTACCATACTTGTAGAGGAAGACACGACCTTCGTTCTGAGGATTAGCAGGATCTTTGATCACATAGATGTTGCTGTAGTAAGACAGTTTACGCTTCTGCTTACGTGCAACTTCCTTATCGCTATCCAAACCACTGTTCCACAGCAGGCGGTTTGCCTCACTGACAGGATCTTGTTGACCCAGAGTAGTCAGGGAGTTCTCGATGTACCAACCACCAGGACCTTGGAAAGCATGACTCCAGACCTTTGCCCAAGGCATGTCGCAACCTTCAGTGGGAGGCAGGAATCGAATAACGGCACTGCCGACACCTTCTTTACCCATGGTAGGTTTCCAGAGTCGCTCATCGACGTAACCAGAAACACCTTCTACCTTATTGATTTCCTTGTTCAGTTTCTCCAGAAGGGAACCTTGGGCTTTGAGGGATTTAAAAGACATTTGTATTCTCCGTATTGAATGGATTTGTTGGATTGTGTCGTATTGACTGGATTATCATAGCAGGATCACTGCTCAGTGTCAAGCATGTGCTGACGCATGGCGTTGACAGACGTGCGAGCAATCTTAAAAATCTCAGGACCGATCTGCGTTGCTGGGAGACCCAGTTGCTTTGCCGCTACTCTGAAATTCTGTTTGACTAACTCACTATCTTCATCATCAGAAAGATTCACTCTAGTATATAGAACCTCTTGCATCTCGATCAACCGTTCCATCTTGTCAAGAAGTTCTGCTTGCTCCTCTTTGGATTTCATTTCCATTAGAGGTGCTGACATGTATATCTCTTTATACAGTTCGTGCATCTCCTCTACTTCCTTACGGACAATCTCAGATGCAAACATTCCTTTGTCGTTCATAACCTTTGCAGTACTAGTTGCTTGATTTTGGTGGGATCTTCTTCGATGAATGGATCATACTTATGTAGAAGGAAAGACAATTGCTTCCAGATTACATCCTCTTTTAGCAACGTGTCATACCTACTAACGAAATTAGTAATCTTATTTAACATAATAAGAGTTTCCAACATCACTCTACCACCAAGATATGCTTTCAGCAACTGGGAATGACCACTATTGCATTTAAACACATCATTAAAGTCGCTTGTGAGGATAGAAAGATTCTCAATATCCTGACCAAACAAATAAGAAATACTTTGCATCTTTCTTTTCCAGTCCATGTAGTTCTTCTCATTCATTTGAATGATATGAAAGTTGGAGTTGACTAGAAAATTAGATACAAAGTATTGTTCTACTTCTTCCGCTGTGTATTTTTTGGAGAGTTTCTCAAAGAAGTAAACATCATTCCTCTCCATGAATTTTTCTCTCGATACTTTAATGCTACCTTGGTATTTAAAGTAATCGTATGTTTTGCGACTGAAGTGTGTCTTCAGTGCAACATAAATTTGATAAACCTCAAAAGGGTACATAATTAAAGTGGCAAAACACCTCTAGTTGTTTTTTTGATATAGTTGAGGCGGGTTGCCTCTGCTTTAATCTTCTCCTTTAATGAAGGAGCGATTAGTTTTACAACTGATTCAATCTCAATGTCTTTTGACTCACAAAAATCAACGATAGCATCAATGTAATTGATGGTTCTATTGCTATCCTTGACCATGTTTTCAATAGTCATTGAAAACTTGTTCTTATCCATAAAGTTTTCATCAATTAATTCATTAATGTTCTTGTTTTTAGTGGGCATCTTTGTACTCTGCAATGTAATCGATTAGCAGAGGCACATAGTCGTCAGGGTTTTTGATGAACACTTGTGTGTCACCTGTTTGACAGGTAACTAAAGTAACGATCTGATCTACTTTAATACCAGAACGCTCTTCATACATCTTTGCGTATCCTGTCTCTTGAACAAAATAGTTCTCAATCCAGGATTCTTTCTTTTCCTTTGAAGAAGTTTTGAAATCTATAACGGAGAGTTTACCATCAAACTCAGCAATGCAATCTACTCGTCCAGCAATTCCAAACTCATGACTGAATAAAGGTGCCTCTTGGAAGTGTATGTTGTTAATACGACCAAGCATGGACTTTGCCTGCTTGAACAGTAACAACGCAAGATACTTATCTTTGTACCTTTCTAAGTCAAGATTATTGTTTAGATAATCTTCCACTATACTATGTAGTGAGGTTCCTACAGTCGCTGCACGAGTAGAGATTTTATTTGCTTCCTCAGCACCAACTCTGTTCCTCCACTCTGCAATTGATTTGCGTTTGCGAAAGGAACAGATGGTAGAGATCGATGGATAAAAATTCTCACCAACGGCGTAAACTCTTTTGCCCTCAACAGTTTGTGCTTTCAGGTCCTCAAGAATCACGCCCATATCAACATGATTAAACATCAACCGTACCCCAAATGCATTTTGCTAAGAATGTAACTCTTGATAAGACCACTTCTAACGATGTCATCAGTACCAAACTCAATACTCGCAAACTCATCCATAATCTCAAGAATCTTCATAAAATCAAGGATACCATTACGCTCATTAGTTTTAATAAGGTCGGTCTGCATAACGTCACCCGCAAAGATGATCTTACAATTTTCACCAACACGGGTGATAATTGAATCCAGTTCGTGGAAGTTCAGGTTCTGACACTCGTCAACAATCACGATAGCGTGATCAAGAGTAGTTCCACGAAGGAAAGATGTAGACCAGAAGGAGATTGTTTCCTGTGCCTTCAGGTTGTCATACAGCATGTCAAATGCTGGATCATCAGGCATCTTAAACATGTACTTGACCATGTTCTTATAAGGAATCTGATACAAGTTTGACTTATCTTCGTGGTCTCCAGGAAGAAATCCAATCTCTCTTGTAGGAACCAGAGAACGCACCATGTAAAGTTTCTCATAAGGAGATGTGCCCGAGAGGATCTCCTTCAGTGCCAGGTACATTGCAATGAATGTTTTACCTGTGCCTGCACAACCATACAGGAAAAGATTCTTTCCATTTTCGTATGCGTCGAATGCAGTTGTTTGATTGTCTGTTAAAGGATTGATCTCAACTAGATGATCAATATTAATTGGTTTCTTGCGTCTCATTTGTTTCGGAGTGCTGTTCACAAAATCAAATTGATTGTCTTTCCTTCTTCTTGGCATAAGGGTTAATGGGTGTCGATGTTAGAACCGTAGTTTGCTTTCTTGATAGATTTTAGAACGTCTCTAAAACCGTCAGGGACTTTGTTCCTGACTCCAGCGTCTCCAACAACACCAGGAAATGAATCATGGTACTGCTCAAGATGAGGATTATCTTGTTTATATTTATCGAGAACAGTAAAACTCATACGAACTTCACTAATCTCACCAGTTTCTTTATTCCTGAATTGATAAGTTGGCATTAACTTTCCTCATGACTTGTCCAACCCAATGCTTCTGCAACAATTGGGAACTGACCTGCAAAGATACACTTACATTCATTTGCAATGTCCATATGCTCTTTCTGTGTACCATGAGCAGAGCGTAACTCAATGTAATGGATCCAAGAACGAACTGATCCCGTCATGTACAACCTGGTGGGAGTTGCTAGGGGAAGCACAAACCGAGCACACTCCTTTGCGATTCCCATCTCTAGCATGTGCTTGTAGATGTCCATAGCAGAATCAAAGTGTCGCTTGATAGTAATCTCAAGTTCTTGCTTTGTAAAATCGTCAACATCATCAATAGAATTCTGACGATTCTTTGTATCCTGGCGGCGAAGATCAAACAGAGGGATCTCATCTGCCAGCAAAGAACTGTCAGCATACCGCTGGGAAAACTCTTGAAATGTGAACGAACGGTGACGCAAAATCTGAGCCGCTAGTCCCCTGGTGGTCTCGATCTCAAGCGTCATGTGTGCCTGCTCAAAGACGCTCCAGTGCTGGTGTTTAATACAATAGGATAAAAGACCCGCAACCTTTGGATTTTCTTGGTTGTTGGGGTTGCTAACACGTGCCACATACCCCATCGTCTTTTCAGCGTCAGGGGTAACAGTAATCAATTTAACTTGCATAATACGCTTGATAATACTTTACGATACCATGAGGGAGAGCATGTCCTTGTGAGACCCAATCATTACAGCACTCAGTAATTGACTGCATACTGTAAAGAGGTTCGCCATTTTCGTCGGTCAAACCTCCAAATCGATTGAGGAGAATGTTGTAAACTTCTTGGCGTAATTCCATACGCTCGTCGTTGTAGCGCCAATCTTCGGTCATTTTTTCTTCTTAGGTTTGTTCCCCCAGAGTTTCGGATTAACCATACCATACCATTTCTCCATTGTCAAGATCTTACCTCCTAGGGGTTTGAGGAGATCATAGTAAGCATCAAATACTTTTACATGCTTAGGTCCAGCAACATGATCGTGCTTAATTACACCATCAATTTCATATGTTACTAGGACTGCGTTGTTTGGCCATTCCTTTTTATCAATGCTTTCAGGAATACAGTCATGAGCAAAAACTACTACGTCATACTTAGAACGTAGTAAATTCTTATCAGATTCCGTTAGGTTGAAAGACATCGATGAGTTCTCTAATTCTGTTTTCACAGAATCCTGGGTTTGATAGTCGGACTCTGTGGAAAGTTTCTCGGGCATGGTGCTTTTCCTCAATGCATTTTTTAATCATGTAGATCACTCTGTCTTCGTTGACAATGTTCACTATTATTCACTCCATTGAATCTCAGGAAAAGCTTCTTTAACTACAGCATGGGTAATTCTAAATTTAGATTGCAGTAGACCGTCCTTGACCAAGCAAATAATATCTGCTTCGGTTTCATGGAGACCTTCAAGCAGTTGAATGAACAGTTGCTCTCGCTTCATACGAGAAAGAGTGTTTGCACCTTTAATAAATCTCCAGAGGTTACGATACTCTCTTTCAAGAACTGTATGCTCTGTTCCAATTGGTGCATCATTGCGAGTGAAGGGCACTTCACCTTCTGGAAGGTCCGAATTAATATTGGGATCATAATTCCATTTAAGAATTGAGCGAAGTGCTTGTGAATTATTCTCTTTGAGAATTTGAATCTTTTCAGTTTTCGTTTTGGCATTAGATGCCTTTTTAATGACTTCAGAAATCAAGAGTTTCATGAGTAATACAAAGAATTGTGTGTTTTTATTTAGTCGTCGTCAGCAAAAGGATCAGAATCAAAAGCATCTCTCTGATCAAATTCAACACTAATCAGTTTTGCTACTTGAAACGGAATAGGGTTTCCCTCTTCATCCATCATTTCTGGATGTGGGGTAAATGATACTTCTTCTTCATCTGTTGCCAGTGCTTCCTGCACTTGTTCAACAAATCCAACATAATATGCATGAGCAAACCACCCAAACATAAATCCCAATAGTGTTCCTCCAATCGTAATTAACGTTGAGAACACAAGAACTACCGCTAAGTTCATTTTACTTACCTCCTCTTTAGGTTGAACCTCTTGTTTAGGTTCCTCTGGTTTGGACCTCCGACGCCTCCTCCTAGCAAGCATAAACTCATCACCTTTATTTATTGGCGATTGCTGACTTTCGTTTTCTGTTTTTGGTTCCAGGTTTTCTTCCTGGTCTTCGTTCGGTTTCATACTTCCATGCGTCGGTTAGAATTTTGTAGAGATAGTCCTTGATCTTTCTTGCTTGTGGTTTTGAAAGATGACCATATGCTTCTTTAGCAATTTTATCTTTACCCTTGATGTATAACTCAAGTTCTGTGACAATGGTAGAAACACTCGCAGCAGTAGGACTTTCAATAAAAGCAGTCATCTCTTTACGAGTGAACTTAGATGTCTTTACATAGGGGTAAAGAGAAAATAGAAACTTTCCGTCGAAAGCAGCATCGATTGACTTCTCGACTAGGACGTAAAGTTCTTCAGTAGGTTCCATTAGATAAGTTTGTTTTCTTGGAGGTAGTGCAGTGTGTCTTTGAATCCACCGATATGTCTGGTGTTAATAGAAATTTGAGGGAACGTAGCACCCTCACCAAACTCTGCGTAGAATTCTTTTTTAGTAAAGTCCTTTTCGTACTTGTACTCAGTATATTTAACATCTAAATTGTCGAATAGCATCTTTGCTCTATCACACCATTGACAATTTTGTTTTGAGTAGAGAATTACTTCCATGACCCCCAGAGGATAACTGTACGAATTATACCAATAAAAAAAGGGGGTGTCAACCCCCCAGATCACTGATAATGTTTTTACATGTATCTAAATTCTTCTTACAGAAACCACGAACGTATGAGTCAGTATCAACACTCATGGTGTGGTGTGCATGGGTATGCATACCTTGAACTATAATCAAAAACCCAACCACTAAAAGATTAAAGTGTGTTACTGGACTGCGAAGAATCTTAATCATAAAAAAAGGGGACCGAAGTCCCCAGATTCAGTTAGATCAGAAGGTGTACTTCAGACCAGCCTTGGTGCCGTAAGAACGGTCAACACCAGCAACGCCCGAACCAACGAACGAAACTTCACCGTAAGCAGAGAGGTCTTCGGTCAGACCGACACCCAGACCTGCCTTACCAGAAGGAACCCAGTCAGAAGCACCACTATCGGGGAGTTTGACGGTAGCACCTGCTTGGACATACCAAGAAGCATCAGTACCCAGAGCACCTTCGTAACCAACATGGTTGTCGATCGAAGTGCCAGTGTAGTCAGAACCAGTGAAACCAGAGTTGGCTTCGACGTTTACATAGGGACCTGCAAAAGCAGCGGTCGCCATGAAAGGTGCAGCAGCGGCAGCTGCGAGAACAGATTTGAACATTTGAATTTCCTCGTAATTTTTACTTGTGGAATGGTTACCCACAGATGATGGATCGGATTCGACTTCCCGATCGCTTTCTAAGCATAACAGAACCAGACCCGAGTAGTTGAGGGGAATGTGCTGCTATCAAACTGTCACAGTGTGACAGTTGTAATATATGTATACAATTAGTATACGTTATGTCAGGTTTTCATAACCTGACAACGGAAGGTGGGGGAGTCGAACCCCCAAGGGCTTTAACACCTCAACTGTTTTCAAGACAGGTTCCGTCACCTATCGGATTGACCTTCCAGATAATCCTTTTCGTTTTGATAAGGATGTTTTTGTTGGGTCCAGATCTCATAACCTTCTACAAGATCTGGAATCAACCACTGATCCACACGATAACAATACTTCCAGTTGACAGGTTGAATACAATTCATCACGACAACTTGGAAGAATGCTACCAAGTGGATCCAGAGAGTAAGCATAATAAATTAACGACGACTGCAGTAATAGGCATCGTTGGGTTTGTCAGCACAAATCCAAACAGTTGTACCTGTGTTGTTCCAATGTCTTACTGCGTTTGCAACAATGAAACAGTTAGTGACAAAATAAGTGAGAAGTATAAAAGTGCGTATACCAGCAACGATATTCGCCTCTTTGTCACTTCTTCCTTCTTTTCGTCCGAGTGCATAACTCCACAATCTCCAGAAATTAATCAGGATACCCATCGTCATCATCAAAGAACGGTTGACACTTAGCAATGTCATCATAAGATAAGTATGATCCTTCATCAGAATAAATTTCTGATTCGATCTCATTTACTAGTCGCTTAAGATCTTTAAGCAACTCTTTTAATCTTACTCTATCCATTCCCATTTGTCAAGCCCCTTTGAGAAATCCGTTTTCTTGTAACCATTTCTTTGTGAGTGGTGTGGGTTCGTAGTCAGTCCACATTGTACCAGCAGCACAGGATTCAAGTGCTTTCATGGTCATGTCTTCAGTTCTACCTGCCCATTGTGCTTCTGCCTCCCAGGGGACCTGCTGAGCAGGGTAGGTTCGCTCTGCTAGAGTGCGCCACAGGATAGGCACTTCCTCTTCTGGCATAATGATAGCAATCATAGAGTTCTTGATAGAACCTGCCATGCAATCCTGAGCAGCGTGCCATCCCTCATGACGCATTACCATCATCAATGTACTAGGATCATCCATGTACTTCCTATTGAGGAAGAAGTTATTACTCACAGTATGGTACACACCACGATGCATCTCAGGGAAATACTTCTGATCTGCTAAAAACACCTTAACTCCGATCTGGTTAAGAGAACTGAGCATGTTGTTGAACTCGTTAGCAACAAAAGTAAACTCATCAGTATTAGGATACTGAGAAGACACATCAAGTAAACTGTGTATTTCTTCGACTCCATCTGTACACTCCCGAAGTAGCATACAACCCATGGAATCCATAGAGTTGTAACCTTTAATGTGACCCTTTGTATGATCTGCAATAGCAGGAACAGCAAGTAAAGATGCTGCTAACGCCGCAATAATCTTTTTCATTTACGCAATACTCCATCTATAAAGGTAATATTTTGTCTTGGATACGCAGCATAGTGAGCATCCCACTTAGCAGGATAAACTTCTATCGTCCTCGTAAGGAGATATGGAGTAACTCTACCATGATTTCCGTTAGGAGTTACATCCCAACCGACAGCACCATTCAATTCAAAA